GTGATTTCGGGAACGGTTTCTACTAAAAATCGTAAACTTGGTTCTCTTCTCAAAAAGATGAAAAGTGGAGATATTCTTATATTGACGGAGGTAAGCCGTCTTGGAAGAAGCCTGCTAGAGGTTCTTACCGTACTAAACCAGTGTGTTCAAAAGAAATATAATCTGTATACTGTGAAAGAGAGGTATGAGCTGGATAATAGTATTTCTTCTCAGATGCTTGCGTTTGCATTTGGGTTGATGGCCGAAGTTGAACGCAATCTTATATCTATGAGGACAAAAGAGGCATTGGCGCGTAGAAAGGCGGCTGGGCAGTGTCTTGGAAGGAAAAAAGGTGGAAAGAATGTAAGATATAAGCTTGACGATAAAGAAAAGTTGATTCGTTCCATGTTAAGCCAAGGATGCAGTAAAGCGTCTATATGCAGAAAGTTGAAATGTAATGCTAAAACTTTGGATAATCAGTTGAAAAGAATGAAAGAAAAAGTTGTAATATAAAAAATAATTCTTATCTTTGAAGCATAGATTATGCCCATTGACAGCCCGTATTAGGTGTTGTCAATGGGCTTTTTATGCTATAAAGTAGTGTTAATTTATATTTATTTATAAAATGAGAGGAAATGCATTGACTCAAAGTGTACCAGGAGGATTTGCTGCAATAGCGTCAGCATTTATAATTGAGACTTTAGAACATATGATACCTTGGCTTATTGCTTCGTTTGCCGTTATTATATGTGATTTAGCTTTTGGCATAAGAAAAAGCTTGCTGATGGGGGAAGATGTTAGATTTAGTCGTGCTATAAGAGCTACTATGGGTAAAATGGTTACTTATTTTGCGTTTGTATGTATGGTAGTGATGATTAACATTGCTTCGGGTAACAAGTGGAACATCGACGTTTATTCCTGTCTTCTAGTCTGCTTCATTGAATTTTGCTCAATCATAAGCAATATATTGATACCTAAAGGATATGATTTTAATATGATAAAGGCGTTGGGGCTGTTTGGGAAGAAAGTTCTCGATGTGGATAAAGAAGATATTAGTGAGATAATAACGAAAGATAAGGAGGAAAAGAAATGAATTTAATGGATTTTGTTTTTATTGCGCCATTTGCTTTTTATGTCATAATCTATGCATTTGCGATAAAAGAAACCAAATATACCAATAAAACCGTAGAAAAATGAGGTGCATTTAAACATTACTTTCAATATATGCTCATGTCCATTTGAATAGTTTTCTGGTGAATGTAGCAAAATATATGAAGCCGTTAATATTGGAATAATAAGTATAGGAATTTCCATTTTAAATCTATACCTGGCACAAGTGGCACATAAGCATAATAAAGAGAAAGAATAATAAATGGATATTATTGATGCGGATATGGAAAAGATTATTTGTAGGTACAGTTCTAAAAGCTTGAATGCAGGTATGTATAAGTACATTATAGTAAATATTAATGGCAACTGTATGCAGAAGCCACTAAAAACATTCTTCTGTTCAGGGCTGTAGCTTTTAATAAGTTCTGATAAATCCATGATTTTTTTTTTGCAAAGATAATAATAACTAACGAAAAGGAGGAAAATAACAATGGCAAATGTGAATAAACTGGCACCGTGGATTCTCAAATGGGAGGGAGGTTTCGTAAACGATCCGGACGATTTGGGTGGAGCTACCAATAAAGGTGTGACGCTCTCAACTTATATGCAGTATTGCAGGAAGAAAGGTTATCCGGTACCAACCGTTGAGAGACTGAAGAACTTGTCGGATCGGGAATGGACTGAGATATTAAAAACGATGTATTGGGACAGATGGAAGGCTGATCAGATCGTTGACCAGTCTGTTGCTAACATTCTAGTGGATTGGGTTTGGGCTTCTGGTACTCATGGTATCAAGCGACCGCAGAGGATATTAGGTGTAACTGTAGATGGTATTGTCGGTAATCTTACATTGGCTGCGGTCAATGCAAGAGATGCTAAAGAGTTATTCTTTGCAATCAAATCGGATCGCATTAAGTTCATTGATGAAATCTGTAAAGCTCGACCAGCCAATGAGAAGTTTCGCCGTGGATGGTTGAATCGGATTAATGGTTTGAACTTTGAATCCTAGTAAACCATCTTCCTGACACCAGGAAAATGGGATGAACCTATAGCACTATCATGGCGGAAGGCTGTTCGCTAAAAAAGAGCTGTATGAACCTTAAAATAACGCTGATAAAGAAAAATGTTATGAGTGATATAAAAGAAATAATCAAGCTGTCAATAATAGGCTTTATAGCCTTAGTTGTGATGGGAGTTATGATGTCTTTTTATTCTTGCGGAAGCCATAAATCAGCTACGAAAAAAGAAACTCTCGTTCAAAGAGAAGATAGTATTAGAAAGGGTATTGACTTTGGATTTACCAACAAGCAGGACATATCCAACTTCTTGCGCTCTGCTACGAACAGCAAAATAAGCTGGCGGCTGTATGATACCAATAAACCGAAAGATCCGGACACCGGCAAACATCCGTTACTGGCTGAAGGAGATACCGAAGAAAGCAATGAGACCGAACAAAATATTAACATTACGGCCGCGGACAGTGCTTTCTTAAAATCGGATAGTGCATCGTTTTCCTGGCTTCGGGAAAACGATAAGCAGGAAACCCAAACTCAGAGGAATGAGACAACAGTGCCTGAGCAGATATCCAGTATGATATGGGCATCCTGTGTACTATTGATGATTGTTGTATGGATAATCTATAAACTAAAGAAAGGAGGCTGATATGGGTTAGTAGTAACTTAATAGAGATGAGTAGAAGCATCTCGCAATACATTAACAAATAATCTCTTTTCGGGGCTCAGAGATAAAAGAAAGCCCCCAACGCTCGCGTTTTACACCACATAAAACAATGATAAAGCATAAGGAATGCACGTTGGAGGCTATCAATACCTTTAACGCTATTCCTTATGCTTTGTTCATTAAATCGAATGTTTTATGTGGCACGGCAAAGGTAAGCATAAAAATGAAAAATCCATGTGTAAATCTGAAATCTTTGCCGAAATATTAAAAATTGTGTCTCAAGAAACAGAGATAGCCATTGACCGAATACTTTCCTCTGATAAAGATAGCGAAACCGTTGATGCTCGTTATTTGATAGTTCACATCCTTTCTGAAAAGGGTTTTTATCCTTCTCAAACATCTATTCATCTGCATAAGACCAAGAGAGCTATTAACTATATCATATCCAATTTTCAGGAGCGCTTGAATAGTGGGAAAATGATGAGAATATATTTGGAAAATATAAAGAAACAGCTTGGAAATAACTGATTTCAAAGGTTTTGTCATATAGGTACTTTTGTTCCACGGTCATATGACCGGATTTAATAGTATATATTATGAGCGAAACAAAAACTTACGTGTTCCCTGAGAGTGGGAACAGTGGCGGTGGTGGCATGATGGCAATGCTTGCTCCGCTTTTGCAACAGAAAGGCATTGATCCTAACTTGTTGGTTGCTATGCAAGGTAAGAACAACAATGGCTTCGGAGGTGATGGTTCATGGTTCATGTGGATAATCTTCCTCTTCTTCTTATTTCCATTGTTTGGCCGCAATGGTTGGGGTAATGGTGACGGTGGTAATGGCGGTGGCTATGGTGTTGCCGGTATCCCCAATTTGATTAACAATGATGCAGGAAGGGAATTGCTAATGAGCGCAATCCAAGGAAACGGTCAGGCAATCAATAACCTGGCAACAAACTTGAACTGTTCAATCGGTCAGGTTCAAAACGCTATCAATGGCGTAATGTCACAGGTTCAGCAAGTGGGTAACCAAGTTGGGCAAAGTTCAATGCAGATAATCAATGCTATTCAGCAAGGTAACTGTAACATTGCTCAACAGATCGCATCATGTTGCTGCGAAAACCGTCTGGCAATTTGTCAACAGACTAACACATTGCAGAATGCAATCAACGGTGTTGCTACCGGACAGGAGAGAGGCTTTGCATCTGTGGCTTATGAAACTCAGCGTCAAACCTGTGATTTGCAAAATTCCATTAAGGATAGCACGCAACAAATTCTTGCCGGTCAGCGTGCCGCTGAAATGCGTGAAATGCAAAATAAGATTGACAAACTTCGCGAAGAGAACAGTACGTACAAGACGTCTGCCATGACTTCTCAGATTGTAGGTCAGGCAACTGCACCTCTGGGCGCGGCATTGGGCGACCTGAGTGCCCGCCTTGCGAAAATCGAATGTAACCAACCGGAAGTAGCCAAGGTCCCTTATAGTCCTGTTGTAGGTGTTCCTTCTTGCGTTGCTGCTCAATACGGCCTTTTCAATGGTATCGGAGCATGGGGCAACTTTAATGGTTGGGGATAAAAGGAGGGAGGCATTATATGGCATTCATTAGTCCTTTTATCATGGCAAATAAGAACGGTATTCCAAGATTAGAAAGCACAGGAGTCACTGTAGGTACTACCAATGTGCGTTTTTCTTTTCGGAATCATCCGTTTCTTTCTGCTCCATTCAGTGGATTGATTCTGTTCCGTTTGGCGCAGCCAATTCCTTCCGGTACTACCGGTACGCTTCCGGTAGTTTTTGATACGAACGGTGCTACTCAAGCACTAACTACAATTGCCGGTGCTGATGTTACAGCTTCGGATATTACCGGTACTGGAATTTATCTGTGCTACTACGAATCAGGTAGTAACACATTACAAATTCTTACCGGAGTGGTGTAAAACAATGGGCGGGAGAAATCCCGCTCTTTAAAGAGTTAATTAATTATGCCTTTTCAGAATCTAAGAGTAAACAGTGAGTTTTTTATCCTTCATAAGGATGGTACTCCATACATAGAAGTCGGTTCCGTTTCCGGCGTGTCTAATCCTGTTCCTGAATTTATGCAACAGCCGCTCCCTTATGGTCAGCCTCCTAAAATGGTGGTTGATATAACCATTAAGGTAGGTGAACAGACTGTCACCTTTCAAAAGATACCGGCTATGTCCGATATTGCTGATGCAAACTTTCCCGGAGGTGGAAATATGGTAATATCCGGTTCCCGGGAATCAATGAATGCAGAAGTAGCTGCCATGCGCAATCGTTCCTCTGAAATATTGGGAAGTGTCGATCACCATCGATCCGTTATGGAATCATGTGACAAGATGCTTCAGGTGCTTAATCCAGAGTTTGCAGAAAGACAAAAACAAGATGCTGAAAACAAAGCTCTCCGCCAAGAACTTAGCGAACTGAAAGCTATGATGGCTGATTTCTTTAAGTCTTCTGAAAAGGTTGCAAGTAGTAATTCTAAAAAACAATAATTATGATGATGATTGAAATATCAGAGAGCAAAGTCGAGAAGATGTCCGACTATGCTGAAAAGATGATTCGTTACGGTGGAAAGCTTATGCAGTGCTTGGAAGAGATTTCTGGCAGTGAAGAGATGGGCGAACGCTGGGATGAAGATCGCAGATATGACGACGACCGCTATTTCGACGAAGAAAACATGGGCGAGCGTGGCGGTTATGGTCGTGGTGGAAATTCAGGCCGTAGCGGTAGCATGGGTGAAAGGCGTGGTGTTAGAGGCACTGGACGTTATTCCCGTTATCGTTAAGTATAACTTAGGGGAGTAGTATTTTGCGACTCCCCTATAATATTTATATTATGAGAAGAGAATCATTAGATATATACGATGAACGCCCAAAAGAAATGAGGTCTTATCTTTCTAATTTCGGGTGGCATTTCAATAAGAAGATGTGCGAATTTGCTGTTTCCTTAATGAAGAAGATGAATCCTGCTACCGGGAAAAAGGAACGTATTGAACCGATCTCTAAGGATAAGGTTGACGAACTTCTCACCCGATATGGTATAAAGCTGGATAATAATGCTTTATACGATTATGTCTATGCAGCAAATATGTGTAAGGCAGATTTTTTGAAATCGTCTGTTCCTGATGAGCAGCACCTTGCCTTGTACGTTAAGGATGTAATCGACGATCCTGATGCGCCTGATGGTACGCCAATGCGTAGGTGGTATGCGACAATGGTTGCTGCAGGCGAACCGGTTGAGTGGGACGAAATGTTATAGGTATGATAAGGCAGCAGTTCACTTTACCCAAATATGGCTGGCATTGCTCCGTATATTACGCGGTTGATTGTTATTATGTCACAGAGATTATCGCGGAAATGCACGGCATTGGATGTGATGGGGAAATGCTTCGTACTGCATATGAGAATATGAGCTCCGGCAAAATGAATACCGGTGTCACATACTCCAATTTCCGGGATCGAAAAACGGTGATGGTTATTGCTCTCACTTCGTCCGCAAAGGAATTTGAGAAGTCCTGGCGTCATGAGTGCGGGCATCTAGCTACGCATATATGCCAGGCACTTGACATAACCCCATATGGGGAAGAAATTCAATATATAGGGGATGATATAGTGGAAAAAATGTGGGAGTACGCTCATCCGTTGCTGTGTGAGTGTGACTGCTGCAAACATAAGGTAAAAGATATGATATGAAAAAGAAACTGATAAAAAAAGCAATGAAGAGCGACACGCCTATCAATAGCATGTACGCTCTTATACCAGAGAAGAGGCGTGAAGCATTCAAGCGTTTTGCTGCCTGTTTTGGTTTTACCGAAGAAAATATCAAATCTATTTTGGCAAATGAGAAACGATAAATTAGACATATTGCTTCAGCAGGTTGATGATATTCCTCATTGGCTTTTCTGCAAGGTATTGGCCATGCTTCAATGGAACGCTTATTGAGGATGATTGAACATGCTTTAGAATGGTTAATCCCTATCGCTATTTTAGCGAAAGGCTTGTCTTTTTGTGTATAGCCATTATTTTCTCATTAATTTCCTTACTCCACATCATTGCAGATTATAGAGCGCCTGCATATAAAAAGAGCTCTTCACGATTGGTAAGGAACTCAACTTTCAAAGCCTTATCAAAAGCTTTGCTATATAAGTACTTATTTATTTCCATTTCTTCTCAAATTATATTTTTGTATGTATTTACTAACCGTAGTTCGACTTACTCCAAGTGTACGGGCAATGTCTTTAAGATGCATCCCTTCCTGTACAAGTTTGCCTACCTCTTCAACTTCAATATGCATGCGAGGATTTCCTCCTTTCCTTTCTGGAGAGGGTTCAATCCCAAACTGACGCCGCCTCTTTTGAGCGTATTCCTTGGTACATTTGTCTTTGGTCACATAGATAACAGTTCGGTGGTCAATGCGCAGAGGGTACAACCTTTTCTCAATCTCTCTGTGCTCTTCTACGAGGCGTTCGGCATCTCCGTTGACCGTTGTATCAACTTTCTTGTATCTGTCTGAAATAGTTTGTTTATTACGTTTTCTGATATTGGAATTTACATTCATAGTTATATTTACTGTTTATTGATTATTACTTTCTGAAAAACATATCTCCGGAAATTGATCGGGCTGTATCGTCACCAGTCAGCCGGATGTACCGGAAGAAGTTCTGCTCTGATCGGTGTCCGGTGAGCTTCATAATTTCAAACGTCTTCATCCGCCCTGTGAGATACATATTAGTAGCTGCGGACCGTCGGGCTGTATGGCTACTAATTAACTCCCATTTCTCACGAGTCACAGTTTGCAACTTCCCGCCTTTAGTAAATGAGTAGGTAATCTTATCATTCAGCCCGATCTCCTTCATGATGACCTTTAGGTACTTATTGAAATACTGGATGCACAAACCGCAAGGAATGCTACCATTGTATTTCGCAAAGATTTCTTTCACGTAATCATGCGCAGGTACTTTAACGTCTACATTGGTTTTCTTGGTACGCTTTACGATGTATCCATTTTGAAAGTTGTCTTTTGTCAGAGTGGAATAATCCGAATAGCGCAAGGCAGTAAGACAGCCAATGACAAATAAGTCTCGAATGCGCTCTTTTGCCTTTCTCTTATCCTGATTGAGAAACTTGTAGTAATAGATACGCGTAATCTCATTCATACTTAAGAACACTGCGTTCGTCTCTTCCAGACGCATGTCAATCTCGTCATAAGTCGAGTCAACCGCATAATTGTATTGTCCTGCTCTTCGTACCATAGATTGAATTTTTAGAATGTAACCTACTATTGTATTATGTCTCAAGTTCTGGTTCTCCAAGTAGATTATAAAATCATCCAGGAACTCGGCAGTAACTGAGTTCGTGAAGATGTCACAATCATATTCCTCTGAGAATCCATCTATGTGCTTAATTATTGCATCATAAACTGCTGCATAGTGTTCAGACTTGCGTCTGCTTCTCTTTTCAAGCACTTCCCGGGCGAAGGCAGTGAAGTAGATTCCTTCAAGTGGTTTCGCTTGGCGGAAGTGGTTAATGTAGTCCTTGCGTACTTGGACGGTCGGGACTTGGGAAAATGCATGTAATGTTGCGACTGTATCATTTTAAAGGTGGATCACTATTTTAAATAGTCGGAATTTCCGATTTCACTTTGGATAAAGCTATCCAGTACCACTCGGACATCGGTTGACCAGTTCCGATAAATGCATATCATAGCGTCAGAATAGCTTTGTTACTTAATATATTAGTTAATAGTTTATTAATTCGGGGTTAAATTGTTATTAATCTTTCTTACTGTGATACTCAGGGGTAAATATCAATGCCAATAATACCCATACACTTTTTGTCACCCACAAGGAAAATCCTATTAGAGAAAAAAAAGCAACATAAATTAATGCAATACCTATATCTTTCATTACTGTATTGTTATTAGTTACTATCCAAATTCACTATATCCAATTGATTAACAATTTTCAGTACTCTTAAAATGTCTTCTTGAAAGTCTAAGACCCTCTGACTTGGAATATTCTTTCTCATTCCTTGCAAAGAATATTCTTGCAGTTTTATTAGAGTTGGTATATCATGTACCAACTCTAATATTATTTTCTTTTTGCTCATATTTTACTGGTATTGAATTAAACTTCTATTCACAAAGTCCATGAAATAGGCTCATACAAGCGTAACCGCCTTCTGGCTCGAACATATCCAATGTCGCATTTTTATCGCTTACATATTTGAATACATCTTCTACCATTGGGTATTTCCCATTTGTACAAGCATATTTGGGGATGTAGTCAGGAGGAAAAAATGATCTTCCAATCTTGTGTTCAGCCTCTAACAACCGTTGCCTCATAGGTCCATCTTTCATTAACTCTCTGATTTCAGCCTGTCGGCACATGATACAAGGAAAGCAGCCAACACGTGAAAATCCACGGTAATACAAAGGGTTTGGCTTCTGCCCGGCATCAAGAATACAGTCGATTACATTCTGTGCAGTCCATCGAAAGATAGGACGACTGACGGAAGCATCATTTTTTGAACACCATTCCCGTACCTCTTTGCCCCGGTATGTTTCCTTTTTCCCGTTGCTATTTGGTTGAAAGTAAGATTGGAAGTACATACACTCCGGCTCCATAGAAGCACGTGCAGGACTTTCCCCAGCCCTAATACCTTGAATGATAATACAACTCTCTTCCAGCGTGAGTATATAATCAATCATAGGCTTCATTTTTAGTTCACTGGTACAAAATCGTGCTTTTGTCGATGGGAATCGCTTCTTGTATTCAACCAGAGAAACAAAATCATACTTTGATTTAAGAGTTGCCAATTTCACGCCCATCTGCTTACATACATCCGTTATGTGCTGGTATGTATCGGGATGTTCCCAGCCAGTGTCGCAAAATACGGCTTCTATCTTATCGGCTCCGTATTGCTTAGCAGCTTGGATTAAGCATGCTTGAGAATCCTTGCCTCCGGAGAAACTTACTATTATCTTCATTTGATTCCTTTCTATTTTGTTATTAGTTAATCCATTTCTTTGATAATGCACCCAAACAAACAACCTAAGTATTTCATGCCAAGTTCTGAAACATAGTATACAATTTGTTTTTCAATTTCAAATTCTCGTTTCGTGGCATACCCGATGGAAACCAATTCTTCCCAATCATTATCTGGTTTAGAAACAATATATCTGTTACGATAAGCGCAATATCTGCTCTTTTTCATATTTTCGTAACCCAATCCAATGGCATGTTTCATCTTTTCTATTTGCCCAAATGACAATTTTATATCATTCATACTTTTATAGTTATACGTTATTTGGATTATAGTTAATCATGTGCTCAAATGCCTTTGTACGAGCATCGTAAGCTATCATTGTAGCCTCGTGTACAATATCAAGCTGTTGTTGTTCAGGTAAATTGCCAATTATAGGAAAGAGCCGAATATAGACTCCTAAAGCAGAAGATAACATAATATCGTTTTCACCTACACTTTGATAAGTCGTATGTATCTTTTTGCATACCTCAATCTGCTTGATAGGCATTTTATTTCGTTCTTCCTTACTTATGTATTTTTCAATAAGCTTGTTCATATCTTTCTAGATTTGAATTACTTGAAAAATCCTAATTCTTTACTTAGTCTCTTCTTTGCTATATTTACATAGTCTGGATTAAGTTCAATACCTACATAATTTCGGTTTAGCTTCCTGGCAACTACGGCCGTAGTACCAGAACCAATGAACGGGTCAAGCACTATGCCGTCTTCCGGACATCCAGCTTTAATGCAATCAATTATTAATTTTTCTGGAAATGTCGCAAAATGAGCCTCACGTGAAGGTTGAGTAGGCACATTCCAAACAGAACGCTTATTCCTTGTGATATAATTGTTTCGAACAAGTCCTTTCATCTTTGTACGACCAGGAGTATTATTCAATTTAGTAATGTCTCTATTACGGATTATAGTATCATAAGATGTTGCTGCTTCTGCAATTGAATAATTGTCAAAATAGTACTTTTTATTTTTACTTAGTAAAAAGATATATTCATGTGATTTAGTACATCGATCTTTTACTGATTCAGGCATTACACTTGGTTTACTCCAAATTATATCTTGTCTCAAATACCACCCATCAGCACGAAGAGCAAAAGCGAGCATCCAAGGAATGCCTATCAAATCTTTAGGTTTGCAACCTGTACATTGCTTTACCAAAGTAGCCTTACCAAGTGTACCTCGGTTAGTACCCTGTTTGTAATTCATTGCATTTTCGGGATAACTGGCAGCACCTTTCATGGAACCGGCATAGGAATCACCTATATTCACCCAGAGAGTTCCATCGTCTCTTAATATTCTACGCACCTCATGGAAAACATCAACTAACTTCTTAATGTATTCTTCCGGAGTTTTTTCAAGTCCTATTTGAGCATCATTACCATAATCACGAAGTCCATAATATGGTGGAGAAGTAACACAGCAATTAATACTCTTATCTGGAAGCGATTGCAGCAATGTAAAACATTCCGCATTATATATCTGATTTATATTCATTTCTATCTTGTTTTATTCGTTAAACTTCGGTATTAACATCCAGTGGGTAATGGTTCCATAAAAAGAAGTAGTATTAAATATATGTTCTTCCGTTTCCCATTTGCCTTTCCTATATTGACCAGTATAATAGGCTCTATGTATGCCTCTCCATTCTGAAATGAATAGAACATGTTGTTGTTCTTCCGGAAACCGTTCCTTTACACTTATCCACGGAGACTCTTCTTTTCGGCAGTTATAACCACATTGAAAGTCTTCCATACAATCAGAGTGACGGGAAACGTAATTATCAGCATCTACTTCTTTCAGAACTTCTTTTCTGAATTTCGTTTTTTGAGTAGCATAATCGTACGCTACTTCTTCGATTGATTGCTTCATTTCTTGATTAGTTATTAGTTAAACTTCGGCATTGGCATCCACATATCACACACATACCCACCATAGTCGTCAAATTCAAAGTTAGGTAGAGTTTCGACACATGGCAATCCGTCAGGTGAAACGAATATATATCCACCAACAATAGCTTCATTTGATACCATTCGACAAAGCACAAATTCGCTCTCATCCGGCAATCGTTCCTTTACACTTATCCACGGGGATTGGTTTTCCTGCCATTCTGCACCGGCTTTGAAGGCTTCCCTAAGGATATACATCTCATGTATCTTCCCATCGTAATCCATTCCATAGTGATTTTCTACAGCTTTTATAGCTGCTTCTTCTAATGTCTGTTTCATGGTTTTATTATTTATTTATTTCTTATTTGTATATACCCCCTGCGTTCAGTTTCCCGAAGAAGTTCCATATCTTCATCTTTGATGTCACAGGGAGTCTCACCATTCACGGTAGTGTAGTCCGGGATATTAAACTTATCCCTGATTCTCTTTTTGATTCTGGGGATGTCTTTGGGATCAAGATGCCTTGTTTCCCAATAAATGGTAACTCTCATCATTTAAAATGGATTATCGTCTTCCACATCAGCAGCACTACTTCCTGATAATGGAACGGAGTCAAGATTATAAAAGCAAGTCGTAGCGGCATTGAACCCACAAATGAACCGTAGCAATCCAATATTTCGACCTTTGGCAATATCAATCATTGCTGTTCCTTTCGTTTCTACATTTGAGAAATCGCTTGGATAGGATTTCTTAGTTACTTCGGGACGATAAATAAGAATGACTACATCGGCAGCTTCTGCAATTTGTCCACTGTCACGGAGCCGGGCCAATGTAGGAACCGGATTCATGGTGTCTCTATTCAACTGGGAAAGGGCTATAATCCAAATATCAAGTTCCTTGGCGAGGTTCTTCAACCGCCTTGCCACATCACCCATTTGCTGTTCCTTATTTGCTCCCTTCATGTTCACATTGAGAATCTGCAAGTAGTCAACTATAGCACCATCAATACCATATTTCAACTTCATATAGCGAATGGACGAAATGATAGTGTCAATATTGGAAGTACTTCGGTCATCAAAGTAAATACCCTTACCTGACACCTTGCCAATACCTTTGTCAACCGCCTGTAGCTGCGAATCTGTCAAGCGTGAGTACATAATCTGATTGGCAGGGACACCACTCTCCATAGAAAGAATACGAGCTGTTATCTGCTCTTTTTTCATTTCCATGGAATACATAGCAATTTTGGCACCAAAATCTGCTGCATTCCTCATGATAGAAACAGCTAATGATGTCTTGCCCTGCGAAGTCTCACCAGCAATGATTATCAAGTCCGACTTTTGTAATCCTCCTGATTTGGCATCTATTTTTTCAAAACCAGTTGGAGTACCAGTGATATCTTTAGCTCCTGAGAGATTCTCATTTATCATACTGTAAACATTCTCTAGCCCATCATTAATGGTTGATACTGTGGTGCTACTTGATTTGAAGAGAGATGCAAGTTCGTCACTGACCGAATTAGTCACATCAAGAATATCTTCTGCTTCCGAGTAAGAGTTTGAGACTAGATATTGCCCTATTACATAGAACTTACGCCTGATGGCCAAGTCATGAAGTCTTGCTGCATACTGATACAAGTCAAAAGTACTGTTAGAAGCAATTTTCATATACTCCACCAGTTCAAACTTCACACCATTGGCAACAAGTTTTCCTTTGACCGTTATCATATCAGGCCTGTTTCCAGATGATACCACTTGAAGAATAGCCTTGTATATCTCCTGATGGAAAGGATTGTAGAAAGATTCTTCCGATAGTAACTCTCTCACTTCTTCAAAAGCATTGCGTTGAAGAATAATAGTGCCTAGAACTATTCTCTCGGCATCTTCATCACGTAGTTGTACATTAACTTCCATTCTGATATTCAAATTGTTTTAAAATCGCATAATAAAGCACATCCCATTTGGAACGTATATCTGCTCTTCCCTCTATTGTACGCAATGCACTTTTGAACATTTCGTTCCCATATTTGTCACGTAGCAGCAAAGATTCTTCCTCACTAGGTAATCGCATATTTGAAAAACAATACGGTGCCTGTTTCTTGATGTACGATAGGAATTGGTAATATCTGCTACTATTCCCTTTTGCAGAGGATAGTAACTGCTCATTTTCTGTCTTGTACATGTCCGTTTTAGCTTTTCCAAGTTCAATATCTAGCCACCTGACAAAATGAGCCATTCCGTCTTTAGGGCTTTTGCGGGTTTCTCCTTCATTTTGAAGTTTTGCAAAGAATCTCTTGAGATATTCCTGAAAACTATCCAAAGTCAGATTTGGATGACCAGCAGACCTCTTGTTCATTACTACGGTCTCTATCCATGAACTATTAGTGGATAGTTCCTCATAGCAGTCTTCCAGAGATTTTTCTAATATTTCCAGATGGATGGCACTTTCTTTGTCTTCTTTAGAAGATTTCTTTATATTTACTTTAATACTATTGCGGCAAACTTCCTTCTTTTTTAGGTATTCTTCCAGAATAATCTTGGATTCTTCCGGAAGAATATCATATTCTTCCGGAATTTTGATTTCATTCCGCTTTGCACGAATACACATTTCTACGTATCTTGATTGAATGGATGGTGAAGTAAGTATATTCCCATTAGAGAGCAGTGCTTTATCAAAAAGCCCCACAGCACAACAGTAACGTACTATTTCATTCACTTTATTTTCCTTCAATCCCCAGTATTCGGCTACGTCAAAGGCAGTACTTTCGTCCCACACAAGGAAACAACCTCTTACTCGGTAGATTTCGTTCAATAAATATTCGTAAACGGCAAATCCGTCACAACCTAAATCTTTTTTAAGTCTTTTGATCCGTATATCTTGGAACCGGTCAGTATCTAAGTTATAATAAAGAAAACCAGTTCTTGTATTTGCCATTATACCATATCCTCAACTTTATTTTGAAGAAACAAGATTAGCTCTTGGACCTCCTTTTTGCTAATATTTACAGTAATAAGAGATTCTTCATCAATATCAACTTTTGAATCAAAACATAATATTGATTTGTCATTAGCAGGAGTCCCTATTTCTATGGATACTCCGTTGTCGTAAAATTTGATGTAACTCATATTTTTTTGTTTTATTGGATTTACGATATAATAGTAAAAGTTCATTTCTCCACTTCTCGGACATTTCGGAATATGCTCAATGTCCCTGATTACTTCTTTTATACTTTTCATATTAGAATCTCACATTAGTTAAATATGCCATGCATCAGAGGCTTTCTGTTGGTAATCTCGCAATACATAACTCATAAACCTTTCTCCTTTCGTAACTTCTTATTGAGTGCTTTGTAATACTTAATTAGTTGCTCGTACTCAAAATCTGGCATCTTAGAAGTACCAGCAGCTTTCACTTTCAGCAAGTCAAATTTCTGTTGCCCGATTTTGGCTATTAGATTCTTTTCGTAATTAATCAAATGGTCTGCGCTAAACCGGTTGCACGCTCGGCATTCGGCATGAGCGTTATCTTCGTCAAACCTTGTAGAGAGGTGGCGGCGTGAATGAAAATGACCGCAATCCGCTTGCCCGAACGGTTTTATCTGTCCACATGAAATGCACTTGAAATACCCGTTTGGCATACAATCACGAAGCCGGATGAAAAGGGAAAACTCTTTGTCGAGCTTAGCTTTCAAATCCGGCTTCTTCTTTACTGTTACCCCTGCTTTATCAAACAAGGGTAAAGGCTTGTCTTTCTTCTTAGCCTTTGTTCGTTTTTTTATGTAGTACGGCATATCATTCGTCTTTTAGTTCAACTCCCAAGCATAATACTTTGTCAGACACACCTACATCATCAAATTCAAGTTCTGAATAACTTGTTTCGTATGGATAAGGATATATCTTACCGTACTTTTTATGCAACTTAATTATGTCTTCATCCGTCAATTTGCGTCTGACACGCATCTCGATTTCGTAGTCATCGGAAAGATTCTCAATAACCTTTCTAAGCTGACCTACTGTCTTAATTTTGTCTATTCTCATAATCTTTCCCAATTAAAAGCCCCGAAGCGCATTCTTCGGGGCACAACCATTATTTAAAACCCATGCCATTTATGTGTGGCTCACATTTATGTGGAGATGGGGCGATTCGAACACCCAATTAAGGACTATATCCTTTTGCGCTACTTCTAAGGTTAATTACTCCTTATATCTCACGTACCGTACTTTCTACCATGTGCACCTTTCGAAAGTCAAAAGCACTCCACTGCGCATCCCCATGTTTGCCTGCCCCATCTTTACAGACCGAGCAGGCAGGTTAACAAAGTTATACTTCGATGATTACGATGTCCGGTGCAATCTGCCTGATGGCATCCAGTTGTTCATCAATCACCTTGTTCTTATATTCCTCAATGGCTTCATTTGCACCGGCAGACACAAGAGAAAGAGATACATCCCGACCGTCCACATCTGCGTAAATCTCGACTTCTATCTCTTCATTGGCAAAGCCTTTGAAAAGAGGGATATTCAATTTGAACGATTTCGGCAAATTAGAATCAACCACTTGCGAGTAGTTATCCACCTTACTGCCATTTTCCTCCTTACTGCGTTCAATATCTTGGTTTACTTTTGCCTTGAAGTTCTTTAAAGTAGAAACAAGCATCATATTTTGTGATTTATCGGTAAAGAAAGCACGGTGCATCTTTAAGAACTTGGACAACTTAATAGGTTCCCATTTCTTTTCGGTGTTGATACCGAACTCCATCATTTCTTTGGAGGTTTTCAGTTCACCTCTGATGTCCGATTGGTAATAGTTCGTTTCGTCAACCGTCAATGCTATCCCCATCACATCACGGTTTACAATGATGTTCGACGCTTTCTGGTTGATTAATTCAATGCGCTTTTCCAACCATCTGAAAGGAGTGTCGATAGTCCCACTTATCACAACCTTTTCAGGTTCTTTTATTTCCAGAAGTTCTGGTGCTTCACCCTCTCTCAATACTACTTCAATAGGCGTACCATTATAATCTTTCGGTACAACCACGTTTAATTTGCTTTCGCTCATGATTCTGTTCCTGTTTTACGATTAATATTAAAAATAGTTCTTTGCATTTCCTGCGGCATTATAGGACGGGAATAAACCAACTCACCAAGCTTGTTGTAATACCCTGCCATTTTTTCCTCATGATAGAGAATTTTCACACACTCTTCGTTTTCGACATATTCAGAGCCTTTCTTTATGTTTTCAAGAAGTTCCTGTTTTCTTTCATTCAAAGGCTTTAATTCTGCCTTAAATGCTTCCATAGCTTCTTTTTTCTCTATCTCAATATCATTAATCTGAATTGAGGTTTCAGCAAGCGATTCTTTCTTCTGCGCCAGTTCATCAGGCGTGAAACGGTGAGTATAACCAATTTTCTCTACCGCATCGGCATTGTCCTGTAAGAACTGCCATCTATCCTTTTCGGGAATTTCTTGACCTAAAAATTTGTCCATAAATAAAATATTAATTATTTATACTTTTTGATTGTAGATAAAATATCGTCAATAGGTAATGACGGAATAGAAGTACTTACATTCTCATACTCTTTCAAGTATTCATAAGCATCTGAAAATTGCTCTTGCACCCTCTTGAAAGTTCGTAAGGAAAGAAGCGTTGAAACAATCGAATTATATGTTTTTTCTTTTTCTTCCTTCAACTTATCTATTTTTAATCTCAATTTGTCGATACGCTCAATGATTTGGCTACCAACTTCTACATGAGGATACCAAGTAGTTGAAGCAGGGAAATAAGAAAGTCCGTCAACTCTGACTTCGTGTCTCCCATTACATAAAGTTGCACAAGATGCTTTCTGAAACGTACTTTTGTACTTCTCAAAGCATTCTTTCAAGTCTTTCGGTAGAGTATCTGAAACGGATTTGTTTGCCAAGTCTGTTCTTTCCTCTGTAAGCGAAAGAATCTTTGCGCCAATAGGTGCTACCATTTTCTCCGCAACTTTCTCGGAAATAGTTCTTGTTATATTCATCACTAAATAAATTCTTTATTACGTTCAATTTCCTGCTGGGCATATACCAGCATTTGATGTTCATTGGCGGCCGGCAAATAGATATCCGCTACCGAAACACTCCAATTACGAAAACGGTCAATAGATAAGGTCATTTCACCCGTTGTTAGTTCGGCAGAACTACGCAAATAGATTACTTCTTGACCTTTCTTGTTGACCGCCTTACGTTCAAACAAATCACGGTTGCAAGTCCTCTTATAGAAGTCGATTTTAGCTTCATCCAGGCTGCAACCGTATTCACTGCCAAAGTACCCTAAAAGGAGATGTAAATAGCTATTTTGGGCAAGCGTACGGTTGGGTAGTCTCTTTTTCACTTCCACCACTGCATGTTCCTTGAACAGCTTGTTTACATATTCTTTGAATTTGGGTACTTGATATTCATTTTTCAAGTCAAAAATCATGGTAACTTATTATATATTAACATTAGCCAAGCAATTATAATATACATAGTAGACACAATGAATCTATCTTCTCTTTTTGACTTGAAATCTATTAATAATGATATTGCCATTATTAATAGGGCACATATGTTTATCATCATACTCTAAAAAGGTAAGCCATCATTATTCCCTTGCGCTGGTGGAAAACTCTGAGGCTGTTGTTGAGTAATCGGTTGGGGCGTAGGTTGCGCTATCGGTTGTGATGTTGGCTGCTGAATGGGTGCAGAAGGCTGTTGAGTTTGTCTTGCCTCAATTCTATAAGGTTGTACGCGAGTAAAAATTTGCTCAACATTATCCTTGTTTCGATATCTTGTGCCTTGAACGTCAAATGATATAGTAACTATCTGTCCGATTTGATAATTATCAAGTTCCGAACATCTATCACCAATGAACTCCAGCATGGGAGTATTCTCAAAGCCACGTTGACCTGTATATGGATCATAGCGTGTACAGTCTATTACTATCCCTCTTTTAAGAATAGTTTTGCTCCCATCTTTCGATGGAATTTGTTGAGTTGGATAGATATATAATATCTTTCCTGTAAGTTGGTTTGCCATAACTATTTAGTATAAAAATCTTTGATTTGTTGAAATATTAATCCTCTCTCTGTTATTTTAGAAATAGCCTTTTCGTCACGAGTGATTCTTACTTTACAGTATTCATTTGATTTAATTACTCTATTCCAGTTATAATCATCATCGTAAGATGTTACAGAGAGAAAAACGAGGTTGCAACTCTCTAATAAAGTGCAGTAAAGCTGTTCCTGTACTTGATTGTAGTAAGATTTATGCTTCTTTTTCACATAATCAACAAGAGCCTTATTATCATTCTTTATAGGTTCTATAAATTCAAGGTAATCAGAAAGGGCAAGCGTTTTCAATTCATCGAAATCGACAAGTTTGCCCTTTTCTATTTTTGCAAAATCGAGACTACATTTAAACACATCCATCTCTTCCGAAGTTACAACGTATTGTGCGAAGTAATTATCAGGCAGTGTAAGTAGATACCTATCCTCAAGAATTGCGCCTGTGCGTAAAGCGTCTATCGGACTTGCATAAGCATTATAATTAGGCTTTACACCACTGACAAAACGCTGCATTAAAGAAGAATGAGATTTGGTTTCTTTCCCACTCATCAAAGCATGAATATCACCGCTGCCGATATACATAGTCTCTATCATAACTTACCTTTCTTCTTTAGACTATTGTAAGCCATCTTAAACTGCTCGGTACTCATATCATCCGAACTTCCAACATTAAAATAGGAAAGTATGTTTTGCGTAAATGTGTTATCGAGCATCATGTAATTAACAACAGCATTTTTTATTTCATCAACTGTTACAGGAGTTTGTTCCTTTGACTTATTTTCATCAGGATCTTCACCCGTTGCAATCTTATAAGCGTTCAAAAGAGCATATTTTCTTGCGTAGGTCGAAGCCTTTCCAAATCCTTTATCTCCGGGATCAAGACCTCTACCGAAACTTTCTACATCGATAAATTCATCAGTCTTATCAAGGTTAATAATGCGAAGTGTCATTTTCACAATATCCATATATTGAATGGATTTCCCACCACCATCTTTTACTACCTCGATAACTTCGGATTTTACAAGTTCTTGTTTAATGGGAATACTCACCAAACCATGTTTTGTTTCGGCTGTCTTAACTTCGAGAGTAACATCAATATCCTGGACTGCCTTATAAGCGTAATTGCCTTTTCCGACGGTCATATTCTTTTCGATGTTCTTTATATCGTTAGAAACAGCTTGTATCTTCTGATACAAATTTAGCTCGCTCATAATCGAAAAATTTAAAGGGTTATTTATTTATAAATTCACTCATTCTAAGTGCATTGATAGCTGATTGGATTTCAAACTTAGAATACATTACAGGAGAGTTTTTTGAAGCGCCTTTTCGTTTTTTGTGAACTAAACCATTACTTTCCATTTTATCAAGCAAACCAGGCTCATATCCAAGTGATTTTAACCAGCGGTGCGCTTCTCTTCTTTTTATCTCATCTGAGATAGGAGAACGTTTTTTCTCATTTGCGGCAGCTCCAAGCTCAGCCATCTGCATACAAATATCTTTTAATTCAAACAAATCAAGTGTAACCATCATATCGCCTGTATCTTATTACATTTTCAATCCTAACCCTACGCGATCTTCTCATAATACTTTGTTCGTGATAAGATGAAAAAGAGAATACACATAGCAAACAGCAAGCAACCACCGTTCTAGTGATTGGAGCAAAATCCATTGTTAGTTTGACATTAAACTTTGCCTCCATCATTTTAACAGACAATTCGCTTCTATTTCTTACCTTTAGCTTTGCATAGATGCTTTGCATTTGGTTTCTAATTGTAGCAACAGACCTAAAGCAAATATTTGCAACTTCTTTAGCTTCTAACCCAGCCCCAATCATTTGAGCAACTTCATCTTCCCTATCCGATAGAGTTAAAAATAATCTTTCCATAATCGTGTGAGTCAATAGCTTATTTCCTATTATTAATAATAAATAAGCATCCTACTCTTTTATTTACCGAGATTGTATAGAGAGGTTTATCATTCGGAATGACAATACCTTCTTCTCTTGCTCTATTACTAAGCCTTGTAGCTTCTGCCCGAAAGCCATCTACTTCAATTCCATTCAGAGATAAAGACTTTATTTTTCCTGGTTTAACGGATTGAATAACCTCTCTAATTGTTTTCTTTGCCATAAGATTTAATTTTAAATTAATAATTCGTGGAGAAGCCCGGACTCGAACCGGGACAATTTTACTCGATACGCTGAAATAGGTATTACAACCCTAATTTTATTTTATTACAGCACCTTCGCAGGTTACGGTTAAGGCCGGAAGTTCATCCGTTTTATTGAGAACCGTTTCAGCACCTTGCGTCTTCCAATTCCGCCACTTCTCCTAATAAAAAAGTGTACTATCTTCACAGACCGCACACTCACAGTAAAAATAACTACATTTCAAAGGATTTTTTATTGTAATTAATGCCCTAACTCTTTATAACATATTCGGGCCATTATAAATGATACTCCACAAATGATAAGCATAATAATAATCCCTGTAGCATACATAGGACTATCATTAACAACTGCTCCGTACAACATCACTATTGAGCATAAAAAGACGAATAGTGAGAGAATAAACATAATCACTTTCATAGCATTGTCATTACGATTAAATCATTTGAATACAACTCTACAAAATCATGCTTTCCGAATTGTACCATTACTTTGTCACCGTTAACGCTACATATCTTCCCGATCTTGCTTTCCCAGCCGGGAGCTTTATACTTTACCAATGCACCTTTTTTCATAGTTATTAGTTATGTTCTCTCAGTTTATTAATTAAAGCATCAGCAAATATTATAGCATCCTTAGCGTGATCTTCTGGGTTGCCTTCAAAAATCATCTCATTGGAATTACTTAGAAATGCGGATAATACATCTTTCGATATTTCATAGCGTCTCTGTTCCCAATCAATAAGGCTTTCTTTAGCAGACAAATAACTTTCTTCTACATCTTCAAAATCCCAAAATCTATTCATCTTCATGTCAACGCATTCATTGCCTTTGCTGTCAATATAAGACACAACATCAATATCACTTCTGTATGTATGACCGGAGTAAGTTATTACATCCACCACCTCGCCTGTTTTTCTTATTTTTGCTTTCATATTTTGTTAAGATTAAAAAATTAACCGCCTGTACAAGGGTAAAGTAAAACGGTGCGCACTTCGTTTCTCTCATGGCTTTTAGTACAGTATTAGCACTAACCTTTTCTGCGGGATAGTTCCCGTGGACGTTCCGATGATTGCCTTACTACTTACACTAAGGATAGGTAAGCCACGGGATATATTAATAAGCGTGGTATGGTCGCCTACATACTATATGTATTTCCAGATAAATCCATAAGCAGTTTTTCTCAAACCTTTGCAACACTTTCTAATGGTGCTGCAATCATAATTGTTTTCATCGCAAGCATCAGCTATACAATTATATTCTGTGCGCGAGTTTAAATCAATAGAGTACCTTATTATTGGACGATATTTTCTATTTCTTGTTTTATTCTTTTTCCTGGCTTCAATTACTTTTATTTTAGTTATTTGATTATTTACATTTTCCTTCCGAGTTGCCCATCTTAAATTAGAAACCGCATTGTTACTCTTATTAGTATCTATGTGGTCTACTTCTCTTTTGTTTAATGGGTTTCTTATAAAAGCGTTAGCAACCAACCTATGGATAGTTCTATAATATTTATGCCCATTTCTACTTAACAATATATATAAATATCCATTTCTGTTCCTTTGAGGTTTCAAAACATTACCCTTATAAAAATTATATTTTGAACAATCAAAGGACTTCCTATCAATAGATTTAACTCTACCTAAGTTGGATACCATATATTCATCTTCAAAACCATCAATATTTTTCCAAATCTCTTCCATATATCATAATTTTATTGCGCTCATAGAGTAATTCGATTACTTGCATCGCGCATAACTATGAGCTTTTATAATGTATAGCGTACGGACGCCTAACCCCGTTTTCTTACTGATGAAGACGATTTTTCGGACTAAACATTTCCATAAAGCACCATACAACCGTATAATGCCCACCGTAAAACGGTGTATTTTATAGTACTACTTCAAGCCGCTTATCCAATCACCGCATTTCTGCTATGGATAATTCTTGGTTCGTATTTGTTTTCAATAAGTCAAAGAACTAATCAAATGCTCCCTGAAAGCGTTTCGCTCGCTTCTTGCGTAGGTCTGCCTAACAGGGTTATCTCCAGCTACTATCGTAGCATTTTAATGCCGGATTCAAATCAATCAATGCTTGTCTAAAATCGTTAGCGGGTTTGGGATAATCTACATACTGAGGATCAACCTGAGATTTATACTCATCCATTTTCAAACTTGCATCCACCCAAGCATCTTTCAAAGCCTTAGCAAAAGAATACCACTTGAAAGCCTTATTCTGCTTCATGTAAACCCAGGCTCTTTGCATGATGGCTTTCATATTGTATTTGCCATCTTTAACCAGTTTGTAATCTCTTGCTTTCATATTTCTTATTTTAATGTATTTGCACTATTTTATAAAATCGACCTTTTTCTTATCTTTGTATCGTAGCAACATTGCTACGTTAGTTTCATAATACAAATATACTAATTATTTCAGTATTCAAATGGGTTAATACTAAATTAATTAGTACTTAAACATTATTTAACCATTTTATCAAGTATATACAGCTAAGCATTAAATATATTCAAGCATAAGAAATACTAAAACAATCAGTATATGGAAGATTCTATAGAACAAAGGACGAAAAGATTAAAAAGTGCAGTTCTGTATCTTATCTCAAAAGAGATGATTTCAGAAAAATCACCTCAAAAAGATATTGCGCAGAAAATGGGCGCTACAAATAGTACAAATACTAATTATGCACTGAATGGAAATAAAAGGTATTTAACGGATAATTTTTTAAAGCGCTTCAATATTTCTTTTAATAATATTTTTTCTATTGAATGGCTTCTTACTGGAAAAGGAGAAATGCTATCAGAAGATAATATATCCGAAAATACGAACTATACAAAACCCGATTATGATAGTATATCAGAATTTAATAATATTGAAATTGACATGAATAATCCTACAGCGAAGTACTTTATGGGAGTAATAGAAAAACTTATTTCGCAAGGAGAGCGTAACTCTATTGCAAATGAACGCAATTCAATTGCAAACGAGCGAAACTCAATTGCAAACGAAGAAAATGCAAAAACTATCAGTAAAATGGTATCAATGCTAGAAACTATGTTGTATAGCAGTAATAAATTGAAAACAAAATCGGCAGGAGAGTAAAACAAGTCGGCTTACAATTTTGTTATATTAAGCACCTTAAACTTTTAATTAGTACCTATGGACCGCGAGCTGCTTGATAGAATTGCAAAATTGGAACGTATTTTTAACAATCTGTACTATAACACAAGCATGGAAATAGTACAATGCGGGGAAAATAAGAATTACAATTTTAACCTAAAAGAATTTAATGAGGAACTGTTGTTAAAGAAAAAATTAGTTATTAAAAATACTAATTTAAACATTAATATCTCTTCATGAAGGAAGCCAGATTCTTATCTGGTTCCCTTGAATACATAATCAATGACTTTCTCATTTGCCTCGTTAATGGCTGAGAAGCTTTTTTTTATATACAAATCTGTTACTGATAGATTCTTGTCTACATGGTTCAGAGCTTCATTGATGACATTCTTATCAATTGATAAGTCGTTTCTTGCAATGGTTGCCCATGAATGGCGGGCTGCATAAAATTCCAGGTTATCTACACCTACAGCTTTGCCTATCTTTTTAAGTCCCTTATTCAATGCCGCGTTGAATGTTTTTTCATCTGCATACAAATGATGAAATCTAAAAACTCTTTCCCCTGTATTATCCCTATATTTCTGAAACAAGCCATCTATTCTTTCAGCAACCCTAACATGTATTTCCGCTTTATCTCTTCTCCTGTCTTTTGTTTTGGTTCTGTTATACTTTATAGTCAAGCCATCCAAGATATTGCACGAGTATAAATCGGCAGAGTTCATTCCTATCAGACAAAAAGAAAGTATAAAACAATCTTTTGCAAGATTAAACCGATTTTCTTTTTCCCTTGAACGTTTTGTTTCATCATAAGGAAGCTCGATTATACGTCTTATAATATCGACATCCAATGCACGTTTTTCAGCAACATTCTGTTGTGGAACCTTATATCTGGAAAAAGGAGAATAAGGAATTAAAATAATCCCTCTTTCTTCATCATTATAAATTAGCTTAGCATCTGCATATACATGCCTCATACTACCAAGATATAATGATGCAGCTCTCCCTTTTCCAAGAAACTTTTCATAGTCTTGTAGAAACTTTACCGTTATCTCTTCGATTCCTAAGACCTCTCTTCGTATAAATTTTATCAGCGAAGTTAAAGCTGCGGAGTAATTCTTAATTCCTTTCTTATCTTGATGAGAATCTATATAATCCCTGAATACTTTAATAAAGTCAATACGAGTAATATCTTTTTTAGTCACATAATTTGCTACTTCGTCAATATCCATTGCGTCAATAGACAATGACAGCTTATTGCACTTATTCCTATATTCTTTGATTATATCCCCAATTTGATCTAATATTTCCTGATTCTTAATTTTGTTTGATCTGGTGGTAAGGTCCGCCTTAGTTACATAAATAGAAGTAGGAAGTCTTTTTAACTTCCTTTGATGAGTCAATAGGATTTTTACATTTCGGGTTCCATCCTTCCTTTCCTTTTGCACTTCAAATGTAAATGTTGCCAT